GAACAGGTGAACTCGAGTTTCCCATTCGCCGCTCGCGCCATATCGCGTTGAAGATTCTCCGTTCCGCACCCCGGGCAGAAGCGAACTCGTCCCATGAACGCATGCTTGGCCCGGCTCATCCTAACCCTACCTACCTATTTCCCTTCTTTTATAGGATGTCAGAGAGATCTAGTCAGGGCACCGCCCAAAATTCGTCCCCCGTACTCCATCATACCCCCCAGCACACCATCCCCTCTTCTTCTCCTTCTTGGGAATAGGCTGAGAGGATAGGGAAGGCTTCACAGGCTCTCCGACGCGCTCCACGATCCGTTCCACGATCTTCTCAACGATCTTTTCCACTACCGTCTGTTTTTCCACAATCACGATTTTCTCGACCGGCCGTACAATGACCTTCTCCACGATCTTCTCGACGGGCTTCTCCACGATGCTCTCGACGATTCTCTCAACAGGAGAGCGCCGCATCGAGAGCCCCAGTAGAGTCCCGATTCCAAGGCTAAGCAGCATCGCGACCACGAAGATCAGCTCTAACTTCGTTTGCCTTTTCATACATATCCCTCCCACGGAGCGGGTCTCGTCCGCCCGTTAACGAACAGTGGATGTTGCGGAGCACCCGATCGCGTACGCCCCAAACACAACGGATCAACAGCCTGATTGTGCAATTCCAGAATCCCTAAAACTTTGTTCCAGCGTGCTCGGGCGAGCGGCTCGAACGAAGCCCCCCACCCCACAAGACAAAGATCCATTCGTTCCGCCCACCAACCAAACCAATAATCGTTCTGGGGGCCAACAGGATCCTTGACTCCGACTAATCGCTTCGGATAGGGAGACCGATAAGCCCAGAGATTCAGGACGATCATCGCCCCATATCCCCAGTCGGCAGAGAATCGATGGCACCGACGCATCGTCGGATCATCGCGCTCTGCATCTGCCGTTGAAGGATTCAACAAAATCCACAGCACGCGCCCCTGACTTGGCGCCCACTCCCGAGAGAGCCAATACCGATAGGTCCGGTTCTTGGAGAACTCCGCGGCGCGCACGACCGAAGAACCGAACAACGTCTCTTGCGCGGTCACTTCCCTCATCGGAGAAAGACCCCAGCGACTTCGTCTTCGGGGAGCCCTCGGCTCATGTCCTCGTCAGGCGTGCCGTCGTCCTCGACCCGGAGCAACGTCCCTCGGATGGCCTCCCGACAAAACCACCAGGCCATCAGCCAGTCATAGGCTCGGCCGGGCGTCGGATAGAGCTCAAGATCCTGAAGAAAGACATGATAGGCACACTCACATCCCGGATCATGCTGAGCCAAAGGCACTTCGGTATCATACGGATCATCCATGCACAACGCCCAGGTCCCGGCCCCGATCTCTGCCTCCAACCCAGGAATCCCGAGCTCGGGATGCACTTTGTTGGCCCCCGTCATAAAACCCAACAGCGGAATGGAGGGGGCTTTATCCTGAAGGGCTTGGAGAATCGCCCCTTGTAGCGCCACATTTTCAACGGCCAGTAACGAGTAGACATGACGTCGCCATCCTGAAAGAACGCGTTGATTGGACGCACCATACGAACCGCGCCACAAGTCCATCTCCACAATCACGCGAAGGCCCGTCGCCGGCACCACGGCGGTCGAGACTAACGCGTTCCCGATTCGTCGCTCTCCCGCGGGGTCATATCCCCCGAATCGGGGAGCATCAGGAGGGAGAAGATCGGCCACGCGCACCCCGTACCGCAAAAACTTGGTCAGATCTCCAAACAACCGATCTTCCTCGGCCGGGGCCTGTTGTCGATACCCTCGATTGAAAGACCATCGCCCCTTGCGAAACTCCCGGATAAGCGCCTCTCGGGACCATTTTCGCCACAGCGGAAGGGGAAAAGTCAGTCCTGGGGGAAACTCAGAAGGAAGAATAAGAACAGGCGCCTCCTTCCTCCTCTTCTCTGCCTTCTTCTTCTTACTCGTCTTCTTTGTCATCCCTGCTCGACGCGACAATCAATGTGGTGAAAATCTTCGGAAATCCCTTGTATCAGCCACAACCATTGCCCCGACTGGGCCTTCCGAAGCAACCCATAGGCATCATGCGCATGCCACGTCGTACCTACGAGCAGCACGCGTGAGGTGGGTTCAATCCGACGAAGCCACACGGAGGTCAAGGCGGTATACACATGGGGACGGGAGGTCGCCCGAAGCACCGAATTCTGATACGTCACGATGTCATCCAAAATGATGAGATCGTTCCCTCCGCCGGCTTCTCCCGTAAAGACCCCGGAGGCCTCCAGCGTGGGGTCCGGACCCAGCGAGGGACGTTCCACGAAGAGGCGATGCTTCGTCCAGTCTGCGAGCCGGGCGGGACGAATCCCCGGAAAGACCAATTTATATTCGTCCGAGGACGCAATATAGCGTCGCACCGACTCGACGCGCTCCATGGCTTCTTCATCATCTCCCGACACGACCCGAATCCGAATCCCCGGATTATGCCCGATCTCCCACAACGCTTTTCGGATCACCCCGAGGCTGGTTTTTCCATGACGCCATGGGGCAAGGATGCCTGCGTAGAGGTTCTGACTCCAGGCGTATCGAATGAATCGGGTCCAGACCCGATGCAACGCGGCGACTTCCAGGGGCAGTCCATCTTGGTCCCGAAGCACAAGGGTCCCGAACGCATCCTCATCCCCTCGCTGGGCTTTCTCCAGAAGACGCCCCTTCAGCTCGACATAGCGCTCCACCGTCATGCTTCTTCCCCAAGGACTTCCTGCATCCGTTCCAGCTCTCCCTCCAGCCGGGCGGGAGGAAGGGCGCGAGCTTGCCGTTGGAACACCTCGTGGGCAGGATAGACCCCGATCGCCCCTCCCACTTGAAGATGGGACGACGTCGACGCGGCCCACCGACTCTTGGCATATCCTCGTGTTAGCAAGAACGCGGCCGCATGCCAATCGTAATCGGCCTCGTCCCGAATCATTTTCACGAGAGCCACCTCCCCCTTGGCCCGCGCTTCGAGAATGACCTGGGCAAAGAGCTGGAAACGAGTAGGAGGAGTCATCTGTTCGTGCAGCTCCTTCAACCCCCGCTCGACCCAGTCCTGCACGACAAGATGGTTCAGGCCCAGAGAGCGTGCGGCCGTCGAAAGGAAGTTGCCTTTTTGAACTGCCTCCGTCAACTTCTTAAACACGGAGAGAGTCAGCAGAGAGGGGCGTCCACCTCGGGCCGACGACCGAGGAAACAATCGCACGAGCTCCTCACTCTCCTTCTCCCCGTTCGCAGGTTTCGAGAAAACCTGAGTCTTCTTTTTTCTCACACGCATCCCCTGACTTCGATGGGTCGCGTGGACAGGATGGCATGACACCCTTGACATCGGCGCTCTTGGAGACCCCGAAGCATCAGGAGGTATGTCTCCTGCACCCGCCGACAGCAGGAACAATACCGCGTCCCGGCCTTCTCTCGCTCCCTCACTGCCATTTGGACTTGACCCAGCGCCAAAGAAATACGAGCGGATCGGAACGATATTTATGGCAGGAACATCGAAGGAGGCGACACGCCCCCACCCTGAAGGAATCAATCTTGAAATGACGAATTCGCGAATGCCCGCAGCGACAGATCATTAAAGATTTTTCTCTCGCCTTGTTTTCAACCATGGAGGCCACTCCCCCGGAATGTGGGGGCGAGGAAGAATCCGTACCTGCCCGATGGCGACCTGACCACACGTCAAGCACTTCTCAGCCCCCGTCCTCCACGGAGCCCGACAGCGCGGGCACTTCGTCCAGGGCAGCGGGGGGATCATTTGTCATCCATGACGCGATCGTCGCCGAGCTTGACGTTGAAGCCACCCAAGACGTCGCCGTCGTTGATTTCGTCTTCCTGCTCGGTCAATCAACGTCCGAGGCACCCCCGGAGAGCCCCCCAGCTCCCGTACCTCATCCGGAGAAGCGTGAGTGGACATTCTCCCCCGTGAGAGCAGGACTCCCCACCACCACCATTTGGAGGCGTTTCCCATGTCCCTAGTCTCTCATATCCGAGAGACAAACCGAAACTGCTCACGAAGATCCACGAATCGAAATGTCACGGTCTCCGCATACCGATCCCAGGGACGATGTTGTCGCGCATGATCGGGGTTTCGATTGTACGCGCGCAAGGCCGTCGGCCAAGACTTGAACTGATCCTTCTGCCACTTCAGGTAATAGGCTCCCCATCGAAGATTCGTTCGTGCCTCCCCCAGGGAACCTAACGTCACATAGATCGGGCGCGCCGTGACGCGATCCCGCCCCCCCATCTTCGGAGGTTCAAACTCCTCTCCCAACTTCTGGGCAATGAGCCTCCCTGTCGTGGGGAGAATCTGCATCAACCCGATTTCCCCCGCCATCCCCACTGCGTCGGGCTTCATCGACGACTCCGTATCGGCCAGCGCCAACAACCACTCCCACTCGATCCCAATCTCCTGCGCCGTGCGAAACAAGGCTTGGGGAAATCCCTGGAAGTCCCGGATTTTCGCCTCAGGGTTCCGCTCGACAATCCACGCCATGATGCGAGCCTCCAAGGCTTCATGCTGCTGAAACCGGAGCAAGTCTTCTCGCATCGTTCGAGTGGTCCCCCAGTAGAACCCAAGCCCCACGAACATCCCCACAAGGAGCAATGCACACACGGCTCCAAACAGTTCAGCCCGAGACCGCTGCAGACGCCAGGTCATCATCTTCATAGGTCCTCCTTTCAGGATCGAGACCGTTCGACTCGAGAACCGTGCTCATCGAGAACGACGGTCCAGATTTCATCCGGTCGGATCTGTGTGACGATGTCAGTGGAGTGCGTGATCAGCAACCCCGTCCCCCGCTGTCGGGCCTCCTGCTCCACCCATCGACAAAAGAGCTCTTTCCCGCGCTCATCCAGGGCATCCCCGGGCTCGTCCCAGACTTTCAACGGGAACGGGCGCGCCGATTGGGACTCAGCTAAATCCTGAAGGGCTGCGAACAACGCAAGATCCACGCGGCGGTCTTGCCCCGCTGAGCCCACGTCAAGCCCGGCCCCTCCCCAGGCCCAGACCGGGGCAATAGTTACCCGCTCCCGGGTTCCGCCTTTCTTCAGGGCGCGCGTCGCCGAGATGGGAGCCTGGGCCTCTCCTCCGGCCAGGATTTCCAAATGAGTGGCTACCCGCGTCGTCAGAAACATTGCGGCGGAGTCGAAGAGAAGCGACCGAATCCCACGATCACCAAACGCTTCCACCCAGTAATCGGCTACGCGAAGCGTGCGTTCGGTCCGGAGCCGGATCTCTTGAGTTTCCGTGATTTGCGAGGCCAACGTCCGAAGCGTACTCCGTAAGGTGGCCAAGGAGGACTCCCCCTCCCACTGTCGCCCCCTCTCCTCCTCAAGCTCTTTCTGAATGCGCGCCAGAGTCTCCAGCGCCCCTCTCTGCTCAGTCTCTAACCGCTTCTCAACCTGGAGAGAGACCAGGGCCTCTTCTTGCCCCAAGATCCGTTCCGACAACGGGGTAGGGAGCTTTATCACGATCGCATTCAAGGCCTGGGTAGCTCGAACAAGAGCCTCTCGCAGCTTCGTGGTTTGATCCACTGCCTGCTGCGCGGACGTCCGGGCGGCCCGAAGCTCCCGATCGAAGGCTTGGCGAATGCGCGTCTGGTCTCCTTCAATAGGACGCCGACAGGTCGGACACGCCCCCGCTGATAAGAGATCCTGCAAGGCCCCCGCCCGGGTCTTGGCTTCCTCCAGAAGATGCCGCTCACTGGTCTCTGCCTGAAGGACACGCGGCTTCAGGAGGTCCACCTCTTGTTGCGCCTTCTGAATCGTTCCCCAGAGCACCCGTTTTTGTTCCACGTCTCGTCGGCGCTTGACGAGAGCCCCGAGCTCTGCTGCTAGTCGTCGGACTTCTTCTCGCTGGGTGTCTCCCTGCTCCTTCAACCGGGCGACGCGGTCCGCCCGCATGCGATCAAACCCCTTTCGGGCTTCCTCCAGACTCACCAGATGCTGCTGATGCGCGACGCCCTCCTGTTCCATCCCCTGAAGGGCATCCCCTGCATCGCAATACGCCCGCTCTAACGTATCACGCCACTGTTTGGCCCGGTCCAAGGCGTCCCGAAGATCGAGTCCCTGGATTTCATCAAGCATCCGAAGCTGATCGTCCTGGTCCGCTTGGGCGAACCGATCAAAAGTCCCTTGGCCAAAGACCATCGCGTTCCGGAACGTACGAAGGCCCCACCCCAGCCGGGCTTCGATCTTCTCCTGAAGCACCCGATCGTCCTCGGCTCCCGTCAGACCCGGAATACCGGCCACTTCGAGTTTCTTTGGGCGCGTCTGACGCATCACGAACCACTTTCCCAGATCGTCTTCCACCGGAATCAACACGCGCCCTGGGGCTTTGGTAAAGCGATTGGCGACCTCTTCTCCTCGTTTCCCCCGAAGCGTGACCCCGAACCACCCGAAGGAGAGAATATCCATAATCGCCGTTTTTCCCACTCCGTTGCTGTCTGCAGCTTCGGAGACCTCGTTCCGTCCCCGAATAAGGACAAGGCCCAAGTCCGACAGAGGCAACGACTGCCGCTCTCGATAAGAGAGCAGATGTTCGAACTCCATACTCAGTTTCATGTGGGATGCACCACGACGAAGCGATCATCCAACATATCGGCCAGAAGAGGACGCACGACCTCCCACAACAACCCCCCATTTCCGCATCCAGGGCGAACGAGCCAGACTCGAGTAAGTCCCAGTCCCGATGCGTGACGATCCAACTCAAGCACTGAGCAATGAATGAGTGCGATATCGGCGGGTTCGCGCCACGCATGCTTCACGGGAAACGTGAAGAGTTGGAACGTCGGATGAGGAAAGACGTGATTGCCATAGTTGCGGAGGAGCGCGCCTAACAGTTCCGGAAGCGAAGGGTATCGCTCCCTCGCCTGGCGGGCGACTCCACGTCCCATGACGGCACATCCATCACGTCGGATTGTTCCGTTCGTCGTGACGACTTTCCACCCTACTTGGTCCCAGAGGTTCCCTTGACACTCACGCACGCTTCGAGCGCCTTTTTTTCTTCTGACAGGTTCGAACATGCCTCTTGAACTTGCTAAAGTGATGAAAGTTCGCCCCACATTTCACACACCAGGCAAAATAGTACGTGGGGGCGCCCATTTTTAACGACGTCTCCGCAACAACCGCTCCGCATCGCTGTGGGTCGACCATCCAACATGCCCGCAATCCCGACACCGATACTGAACAAATTGCGACGCAGATCGATATGCTCCTCGTTGCTGTGGTTTCGGACGCGTACGGCCTGTCGCTTCCAGGTTGGTACCCACACACATCTCTGACAAGCGCCGGTAGTCTCGCCCCCGCTTACACTTCGCGCAGCGCAAGGTTAAGGGATACCCCGTCCCCGCGTTAGTCCCCGGCATCCCGCCCCTCCAATAGCCGACGCCCCGCCTCCAGGATCATCGCCGGGCGGGTCTCTCCCTCAAAGGGACGCGCCTTCAGATACTCCCCCAGCAAGTCCCCTCGTGGAAGACCCGCATGAAGCGAGGCGCGTCGGACCTCGACCGGAGCCCGCTGGGGAATAACCTGGAACACTCGAGCCTTGGCCTGCTCCCTCAACGATTCCAGTCGTCCTCGCCGTCGGGTCCCTTCCGCCCAGGGACCAACCAGCAGGCGAACGAAATGCCCCTCCCAGAAAGACGGATCGAGTTGATCCATAGCATCTAACGAGTCAACGGAGACACGCAGATAGCGCGGAGCCTGAATGGGAAGAAGCGAGACTTCCCCAGACTCAAAGTCGACAAGCAAGACCCCTTTCGCCCCGTCTTCGGACTCCCCCCAGGATTGTCCATAGGGGGACCCCGGATACAATACCTCTCCCTTCCAGGGGGCTTTCCCCCTCAGAGGCACCCCCGAGTTCCCCCCAGAAGGGGGTCGTCCTGGGTCTAGGCTCGATGTTCTTCCCTTTCGAGAAGTCTTTCTCTTCTTCCCTCCCGTTTCTCCAGGAACGAGGTCTTTCCACGGACGCCATCCTTGGGGGCCCAACCACCCTTGACCCTTGTGAATATCCCCCAGGGCGGCCACATGAAAGACCTCTCCCAGTCCCAAGTCTTGACGACGTAGGCCTTTGTCGGGTAGGCGGACCTCGTCCGGTCCTAGAAGGACCCCACTCAGGAAGGCATGTCCGAAGAGAATCCGCGCTTGAGCGCGTTCCGCCTGTTCGAGAAACTCCGGGGTAATAGAAGGACGAGCTGGAGCAACCCCAATAGGACCGAACGAAGAGTTCTGAATTATCGTCGGCTCTTCGACAACCTTGGCCACTTCATAGAAGGGGGCTAACCCTGATCCTCCGAGATGATACATGTCTCCATCATGCTGCCCTGGAAGCATGATCTTACCAACATCTGGATAGGCTCGAAGGATGGCCAAGGACCCGGTCAGGGCTTCCTGAGGCCAGATGAGTTTTGGTTGTTTGAAGTCCCCACAAAAGATCCAGGGGCACTGATATTCGCGAGCATACTCCAGGGACTGCTTCAGAGCGGAGAGTCCATCTTGAAGACGATCCTTCCCTCCATCACGCGAACACAACTTGAAGGGATGCACATGCAAATCAGCGAGAACGATGGCTCGCATGCTCACGAAGCTCCGTCTGGACATGCCGAGGGCAGACATGCGTCCCATTCGGACGTCGCGTCCATCCCTGGGGGCACCAGAGCGGGTTTGTGGGCGGATTGACGTCCACGAGGAACTCCGAACACTTGGGAAGATCGCAAGTCCAAGTAACCTTGACGTAGGCTATCACGGACTCGGCATGTCTCACTTCTCTTCTCCGATGAGCCGGGGAAAGAGTTCCCTGGACCAAGAGAAAGAGGGCATGACCCCCCTTCCCCTCGCTTTCACCCGACTGGGAATGGTTTGACGCCCATTCTTTACGGGATCCAGGGTTACAGTCCGACGAGGGGAATAGGCTCCACAGGGACCCCAACAACACAACTGATCCCTGCAATAGGCCTTTCCTTGGCCTGCCTTCGGCCCTCGCCAGACAGTGTGAGGAACGCCCATGATCTACTCGCCCGTCCTATCCTTCGCCCCGAGGCCGTGAGTCTTAACGAACTCCCAGAGCTTCTTGGTCATTTGGGCTGGGGTAATGGGCTCCAGGCCGAAAATGTCCTCCATCGTTGCCTCGATGCCCTTGAAGTTAATCGCGTACCCGCCAAACGGCTGATCCATAATGGTTCTCCTTTCGTTTTAACTACACCTTGCTGGTCTTGGGGCGATACACGGAAAGCCCATCCACCGCCTCCACGACAAAGTCTCCGAAGAGATGCGGATACCGACGCAAGACCAGTTCCCCCACGAGCCCGAATACAACGCGAATCTCCTCCTCCGCCGAGGGGTCTGTGCGCATCTCTAGGACCCAGCGCAAGGTCCGAGGATTCGTGGACCATCCGATAGACGTCGCGAGACCCAGGGGAGCAATCCGCCGCATGGCTGAAGTCAGAATCTTTTTCCGCGCGAAGGGAAGCCCTTCTTTATCCAACTCAAGGTACCGAGCCAGATCGCGCTGGAGTTGCTCCAGATGTTCGAACGTATTCACGAAGATCTCCATGACCCCAGCATCCTCACGAATGACTGTCGGAAGCCAGCCCCCCAAGTCCTCCAGCCGCACGAACCGAAGACTCTCCTGAGAGATCGCCGTCCCGACCCGATGTCGGACCAGTTCATGGGTAAAGACCCGAGAGACATCGGCGAAGACGAAATTGAGGACCGGATGTTCAAGCACCGAGCCATGCCTGACTTTCAGAATGTTGGCCATGTAATCGGCATGATGTTCCCGGATTTTCGTGACATTCGGGTTAAGGCCCGGCTTGAACGACCGATAGCACAATCGCCCCATGACCTCGATCAGACGCTCAGCGTCCGTCGGCGCATCCGACGTCCACTCCGGAACGCCCAAATGGGTCAAGTAGGCGTGAAGCCCCTCCTCGACCACACGGCTCTCTCCGATTAAGAACACCTTGGGACTAACGAGATGCATCCGGATGTTCCTCCTCCCACCGAACCGCTTTAGGGATAACCCGCCAGATCTGGTCCCCATGCTGACGAAATGCAATCTCGCGTTCCAGATACCACCGAGCCTTCCGCAGGTCTTCCAGGGCCTCAACTCCTGGCTTGGCCCCCGCGCGACACAGATACTTGAGCGCATTGCCCAGGCTAAAATTCAACTCCTGGTCTTCAATGAAGTCGATGACTTCGATCTTGCCCCGGTTGTAATGCGGAGGATGGTTCACCATAGCCATCAGGCTTCCTCCGACGTCAGCAAATCCACGACGCCTCGGGCCAAGGATCGAAGGGCTCGCGCGGTCACCGTGGGGGCGGCTGGAAGAAGCATCCGCGTCGGCGTCTGTGGGACGTACCAAATCTGCCCGAACCGGCCCCGAATCAGGACCGGTACCCCCACCCGTTCCCAGTCCTCGACCTCCCGCATCGGAAGATGGGCGAAGTCCAGGAGTCGGGTCACGATCTCGGCCTGCCCATCATTCAGGGATTCCAAGAGGGCGGACGCGGCCCCCAGAGGGTCCCCCGCCTGGGCCCGTCGAGACAGCGTGGCTAGCACGTCCATTACCGCCCCAGGCCGACTCGCCGTGTCCGTTCCTCCTCAGAAAACGACAGCATCCTTTTCGCCCACTCCACCCCCCCAACTAGGACTCGGATGCAATCAACCAGATGCATCAAAAGCCCCGTGGGCCCGATATTCAGGTTCTTTCCACATGGGCAGAAATATATCACGCTTCTGCTCCTTTCGACAAGACCGCAGGATGCTCAGAGAGCCACCGCAGCCACTCTCCCTGAGAAGGAAACACCTGTTCCTTTCCCTCTCCCAGCCGATGATGGATCGTGCCATCTTCATCCAACAGCACGATCCCGTCTTTCATCAGAGCGGGCAGCAACCCCCCCCACCGATGCACCCCATCCCGGAAGCTGATGTAGAAGTCCGCCTCCTGTTGCAAGGTCGGAGCAATCTTCGTCTTGGACACCTTGGCTCGAATCCATCGCCCCACGACAACGCCTCGATCCGCTCCCTGAAGCCCCAGACGCTTGAGCGTGGCCGCGGGAAGAGGCGAGAGCTTCGACTCCGCCCGGATCAGCCCCAGGGGGGATGGGGTCAGCATCAGTTCGAGCGCGGCATAGAAGTGGGGGGCGTTTCCCCCAGGAGTCCGCTTCTTGGGGCCGAACATCACCCCCCCCGCATCACGGGTCTGATTGAGCATGACGACTGTCGTCGGATACCGAGCACACCGCTTGACGATCTTCCGAAGTCCCGCTCCCAAGGCTTCGGATCGCCCCCCACCGAAATGCCATCCCCCTCCCTCTGACAGTCCCTCCTTGGCGGACTTCCCGGCTTCGGTCGAATCCAGAGAGTCAATCCCCCAGAGAATCGGCAGCTCTTCCCCTCCCTTCTGGTTTCGGACCTCATCGTGCCAGGTCAGTCCCATATCGACGAGTTCTTCGATCGTCTCAGGACGCTGGATCTCCAAGAGGCTCAGATCAAGCTGAATGGCTTGAGCAAAGTGGGCGTCCCGCGATCCCTCGGTCTCGGAACAAAGACCCAGCCCCCCAAGATCCAGCGTGGACTTGAACAAATGATCGAGTAAGAGCGATTTGCCCGTACTCCACTCTCCAGGAATATGAATAATCCGCCCCTGGTGGGGTCCCAGGGGGAGCCCTCCTGGGAGTTGCCCCGCACAAAGACGATCGAGCGAGAGAGCGCCAGTTGACGCCCAGACGGACGAGAACTCCAAGGCGACGGAGGCTTGCTGAGAGATCCCAGACCGGAACCGTTTCCGGACCGCCTTGGAGGCCCGCTCGATCAGGGCCTGCTGTCGCCCCATCGGTTATCGTCGCCCTCGCGCCCCTGAGCGTCCTTTGGGGGCTGCTGAGCGTCCTGAGGGCCGAGTCACCGGGGGGGAAGCCTTTCCTGGCAGATCGATCTCCTCTCCAGGAACCCCAAGGTCAGAGAAGGGATCGACGGGGGGAGCCCCTCCCCCTCCAGGAGGCGTCTCCGTTCCAGCCTGGGGGCCGGCGGATGTCTCCTCAATGGGAGGCGCCTCGGTGCCGTGGAAGGCTTTGTAGAGTTCCTCGTAAGACATAACCTCCTCTTCCATCATCTTCGAGAGGTTGATGAGCCGGCCGATCCATCCCTGGAAAACGGCCTTCTCGCTCTCCACATAAAGACCGGACGCCTGAGGAGCCGAATCCACTTTCCAGCGATCCCCTTGGGCAGAGGGCCGAGAGAGCTTCAGATCGTATCCCTCTCGGGGATCGGAAATATCCCCTCGGGCGAAGGATTCGTTCTCGCCGCCCGTCATGATGTTGATGATGGAAAGAAACACCGTCCCAGGGGCCGGGATATACCGAATGTCCACAAGCCCTTGCTCGTTCAGCTGACGCTTCCCTGCGTCCCCCACGACGGCGTTGAAGAGATAGACTTCCTGGGGACGAATCCGCTTGGCATAGGTCTTATCATCCTCAGACTGCGAGGTCTTGAGCTCCTGCCACGCCTCACAGATGGGGCAGGCCTCCTCCACGCCAAAACTCTTCGGGCACCACTCCCGCACCGGGTGCGATCCATCGGCGGAATCCCACCAGTGCTCGATCGCCTCGAAGTAGATGACCCCATCCTGATACTTCGGATTGATCACCGTCTTCCCTCCTTCCCCTCGAAGATACTTCTGGCCAACGTCCCATCGGGGAAGAAGCCGGAGAACGATCTCATGTCCGGGCTCGACGATAGAATTCTTCCCGGTCAGCCCCCATCGGGGAAGCCCGAAACTCCCAGGGCCCTGAAGACGATCCTTGACGATTTGGGCCTTCTGACGCATGGCTTCTCGAACTGCAGGACTCAATCCTGGCGGCATGCTGAATCTCCTTTCTCTGGGTTAACGGCGAATGGGTCGAGAGGGCGGAGCAGCGCCCCCCTGGGACCCCTTCCGATACATCTCTTCCACTTTGCTCTTCCCAATAGCGAGCCAGGTATCCATTTCGGCTCGCAGATTGGAGGCGATCGCGATGAGCGAGTCCTTGCGCTGCTGCATCGTCTGCCGCCCCACTGTGACTTGCTCAAAGTCTTGCTTCGTCTGGGCAATACGATCGACGAGAGTCTTCCGGTCCTTGTCCAGCGTCACGAGGGCTTTGATCGAGTCCAGGGTGGGGCCTTTCTTGGAGCCTTCCGGGACCTCCTCTGCGAGTTGACGCTGGTACCGATTGAACAACGTCGCATCCAGCGTTTCGAGTTGGGTCGATAGTTCCTCGAATGTCGCCCGGGCGTATGTCTCCAGCATCGCCCACCAGGCGAATCGTCCCGGGTGTTCGGCCAGGGCCTTGTTCAGTCCATCGAGGTCCGGGTTGATGAACGCTTGGGGCTCCAGATCCTCCTCATAGACTCGTCCACCGAGTTCGACCCGAATCTTCAGGAGTCGTCCATCGGGAGGGGGAACGCGAATCGGCATGCTCTTCTCCTTTCTTCTCTTTTATCGAGTGTTTATCAGACTTCAGGCAAAGGTTCTAGTCCAAAGGTCTTGGCCACTTTGTTGTACGATTGCAACGTGCCCATGTCCGGGCCAACCGTCAGCTCGACTCGATACGGAACATCCGCCTTCAGCCGCCAGTCGAACGGAAGCGCCGTACAGCGCCGATAGATCGTTTTGGCCACCGCTTCCAGATACCCTGGGGCACAATCTCCCCACCCACTGTCATGCACGGTGTTAAAGTGCCAGGCTTGAAAGGGCTTTCCTCCTGGACCCGGCCCCCCATGAAACCGCCAGTCTTTTGCCTCTGGAAACGAAACACCTCGCGCTTCCCACATCGGGGGTACCCGGAGCTCCACATACTCCCCATGATACAAAAGGGCAAGCATCCATAGAGTATCCGTTGCATTCATCCCCTGGGTGGGCGTATTCGCAGCCACATGAAACCGATGATTCAAGTCTGTCCATCGGGCCTTGCGCTCATCTTCCGTTCGTCCCTGGACGTCCCACCGCGTCTTCCCGTTCAAGCGTCCAACATATCGCACACCCTCTGGGAGTCCAATCCACCGACGCCGCCCATAGCCATCTACGGCATAGCCAATCTGTCCCAGGTGTTCTTTGTCCCACTCATAGAGCTCCGTGAGACCCGAATATCCAGCCTCAAACGCATCAGAGATGCGGCGAGCCTCCGGGTCCGGAAGTCGGATGCGGGCCTCTGTCCAAACTTGGTGCTGGAGCGTGGTCCACATCGCCCCAAAGATTTTGGCGAAGAAGACGATCTTTCCCACCTGATCCCGCTCATACGATCCCTTCTTATAGGTCCCCTCGGGCACTCCATAGATCAGTGAGGCCGTTTTGGAGTGCACGTCTTTTCCTTTCCGAAGATACTCCCACAGGACCGGATCAGGACGAGAACAAAAGAGAGCGGGCAACATCGCTCCCCGAATACACGCCTCTGCCCCGACAATATCCCATCGAAAACAGGACCCATACTTCCGGGGGTCCCACTCTTCTCGCCCTGGGGCGGGGGTGACGCGAGGAATGATACATGCCTTCACCCCTTCGGCGACAACTTTGTCGGACCGTTCCGGGATTTGATGCACCGGTGGATCCTCGGCCGAGAGGCGAGAGGTGCGAAGGGCCCAGTTGAACTTGGGGTGACAGGCGCCATCCCCCCGCAAGGTGCGCTCGAAGTTGAACAAATACGTAGAGAGCCCTTTGTTGAGAGACCGAATCTTCAGGAGTGCCGTCACGACGGCATGATCGTCCGGTTTCGGATTCTTGATTGACGCATAAGAGAGAAGAGCTTCGTCATCCGTCGAGGGTTGTCCCTGGGGATACGTAGCAGAGGGAGCCGTCCACTTCTTAATCTCTAACCCAAGTCCCCGAGCGGAGTACAGAAAATCGTGCAGGACTTTTGGGCCCAGTGCGTGCGCCTTGGAAAACTTCAGGACGACCCCCCGCGTAGCAGCTTCCCCCTCGATCATCCGTTCAAGTTCTCCGATTTCCCGCTCCCACGTCGCCCGCGTCTCCCGCAGGCGGTTCAGATGAATGGGCAACCCCGCGCGCCGCAAGGCGGACACCGCCACGTTGGCGGGAACGAAGATTTGACTATAATATGACCAGAGATCCATCAATCGTCTCGTGGGGGAGTTACCCCCTGCTGACCATAATACTTCCCTCGATAGGGAACCGCCGGACCGGTCAACTTTGCAAAAATAAGATGGGCAAACCGCTCCCCATAGGGAACGCGATTCCCATTCATGGCAAAAACTTCGAGCGTCAGATTGCCCACAAATCCCGCGTCCACAATGGTTGGAGGAATTAGAAGGCCCCTGCGTGCCCAGGTACTCCGCAGCTCTACGAACGCCATCAAATCATCCGGAAGAACGAGCCGCTCCCGCGTTCCTCCGAGATAGAACGTCAGCGAAGAAAAGACTTCCGGATGTCCCTCCACTTCATCCAGGATCAAGTCTATTCCGTTCTGCTGAAACTGCTCGGGCTGGATGGGAGAGACCCCCAGCCTTCCTGTCTCAATGTACCAGGCAATGTCCCGCCCCGAGAGAATCATCGCTCCAAGTACTCCCCCTTGCGAATGCGCTCATGCAGAATCTGACAGAGCAAAAATGTTCGGCAGGCGTCCCCCACCGCATTTCGAGCTACTTGGGCGAGGGAAATATCACGCATCCGATCTTTAGACAATCCATCCCAGTATTGGGGCAGTTTCAAGATGTCCACGACCGCCTTCTCTAGCCGAAGGGACTCATGCCGCGCATCCCCCAAGGCAATCAGCCCCAGCATCCCATCCCCGCTCCGGTTCTGCACTTCCCGCACCCACCCCGGATAGACCAGCCCGTCCTCGTCGAATCCCCCATTGAACCCCCACTTCTCCGCAGAAGAGGCAAAAGGAGGAGAAAAAAGCTCTCGGACTTCGTCTCAACGATCCTCAAGCCCCTTGCACTCGATCCAGACCCCTTTCTCGGATCCCCAGGCAATAGCGATCCCCCGCAAGCGAAAGTCCGGATGACAGGGATCCGTGGCCACGGGGCGTCGGGAGGGAAACTCTTTTCCATCATACGATTCAATATCGAACGCCCAGGGCGCCCGATGCGCTGTGAGCTTGGTCAGAAACCCCTGAGCCTCGAAGGGAGAAGTAAACACTGAGACTTCATATCCTTGCGGAGGCTCACGTCCCAGGAGTTTATTGGCCATGCGCTGGAGATCTTCCCGAAACTCTTTCTCTAACCGCGCCCGGATCTGATCACTGTCCGCCCGCAGAATCTGGGCCGGATGACGCGCCACAAAGGCCGGACGCCCATCCGCCGTCTGGACCCAGAGCCCCCGCGACTTGCCCACCCGCTCTTTCGCGTCTCCTAGAAGCCGCACCACCGGACGAGTCCCCAGAAGTAGAAGAGGAACAGACACGTGGGCCAAATCATCCGCTAAATATCGACTGCACCGTTTTTCCGCTTCTTTCCATCCTGCCGACTCGAAGTCATCATCCTCCGGACGACAGCGACCCAGATTTAAATATCCAACTTCTTCTTCCGGGTCGAGTCCAACAGCGCGAAGGGTGGATCGAAGCAGAATCCCCGAGCGTCCTACAAAGGGCTTTCCCTTTTGCTCCTCTTCTCCTCCTGGGGCCATGCCCACGGCGACGAGTTTCGCCTTAGGGGGAAGTACCGGCAAGACCTTCACTGCTTTCTCCCTGGGGCATCCCATGCAGGGAGACCCAGACAACACACCCGAAGAAGCCAGCTTCAGTCCTCGCCCTCCCATCCGAGGCTTCCGGAAAATGGGACGTTCGAGATCGGGGAAGAAGCTCTCCATCACCGAAGCCGTAAGACAATCTGCTCCGTCAAGTGATTTTCGGCCACGAAATAGAGCGGATCTAGGGTCTCTCCCGGCTGCACCCAGAACCGATGCGAAATCCCGAGAGCGTCCCGAAAAAATTTCCCATTGACCGAGAATGTTCCCTGTTCCCCCTTCACCTGGGCGGGGAAGCTCTCCTCTGCCGACGGGCCTTCCTGTCCCCCGACACGAAGGATCAACGCATCCTTGGTAATTTCCCCTGAGACCTTGAACACCGGGCCCTCGGCGAGATAGAGGAGCCGATCCATCGCCTGCTCCACGGGAGGCCCACTCGGAAGAGTAATCCAGCTCCCGTGAGCCCGCTCGGCTTCCCGCACCTTCTTGATGAACTCGATCGAGCGGCCCGAAGGAAACTCCGCCTGGAGCAGACTCCCATAGACCGCCCCTGACTCGAAGAAAAACCACAACAGCCCCTCCCCTTCAAGAGCAACAGAAATAATCTCTCGTCGTCGAGCGCCGCAGCGGGAGAGCAAATGATCAGGAATCAGCACTCCTGTGGGACGAGGAGCGGCGACCGCCCCCGCGCTCATGTGCGCCACCGTGATCCGAAAGGCGTCCGTCGAGATTAGGAACTTTCCCGATGGCCCCCAGAAAATCCCTCGAAGCATTGGTTTCGTCTCATCTTGACAGATTGTCCCCACAGTCCGATCCGCGTCCTGCCAGAACTCTTTCGAGACGGAGACCTTGCCCTTCTCTGGGGGATCCCGAAAGACAAAGGCCGAGCGTTCGGTCTCAGGAAGCGTCGGCAGAACGGCTCGAAATCCACTCGCCCGAAGAACCAGGGAAGCCTCCGTTCGCGTCAGGGTCACCTCCTCATGCCCTTGTGCGTGGAGAGAATCCACCAACCGCACTAAGGTGTCTGCCGGAACCGCGAACTCTCCGGGCATTTTCCAGGGGGTATACCAGACCGCGCCCGCTTCCCCGGAAAAGGCGCGCACGGTGTCCCCCTGAAAGTAAAGACACTTGAGCACGGGAACAATGTCCCGCGTCGCCGTGAAGGCCTTGGCCAGACTCAGAATGGGAAGAAGATCCTTCACAGAAACGGTGAGACTATCTTTGTGGTCGTTCGAAACTTTCTTCCCCATGCCCCTCTCCCGTAAAGTCGAACTCCGCTAGCGCTACGACACGCGCCTCGCACTCCCGGATAATCTGTTCTGCTCGGCTCCGAGGCATTTCCTCTCTGCTGGCCTTTCCCCGCATCTCCTCGATCATATCATCGCGGGTATCCTCCCCAAAGGCCAGCTTGGCTTTCACCCGGGCTTGAGCCCGAGGAAGACCCGGATAGCACACGAAGAGAGCGATGAGATATTGATACTTCACCCGAACCTGACGGGCGTCCGGCGTGCGCTTGAGACGATCCTGCGCCCGTCGAAAACACGTTTCGGTCAGCGTCACGCCATAGACATCTCGGAACAGCGTCCCCATCGACTCCGCTCGCACCGTTGGGAACCCGGCACAGAGAACCCGATAGCAGAGCTCCTCCTGTTCATCATACGTCAGAACGGGTTTTCCCTTCGGCATCTTTCTTCTCCTTCTTTTCGTTTAGTCCCCACTTCTTGAGGACTTGCAACGTGTCGCCCTTCCAAGGCGCCGTCGCACCCCGGACTCAATCAAGGACTTCTCCCGATGGTTGGCCGGAGTCCCGGCGAAGTAAATTTTCATCCCCCGTCAAGCGCCCTTCGCACAAACTCCCACAGTACTTCAGGATCATTGGAGTCCCGAGAGAAACTGTTATCTGGAACTTCCCCTGCGTTCCCGATGACTCGCACTTGGTAGTCGGACTTGCCTGCTAGTCGAAGCTCGGGGTCCTTTCCGTTATATGTTTTATGGTAAACCTTCTGAAACAATGTAGCCGTAAGCCCGTAGGGAATAGATTCATGCAAGTTTCCCCAGTCGAACTGATAGCATTCTCCGGGCAAGATTCTCTGAACACTAAGTTGTTTCAGATGCCCGCGAACACCTGTTGGGTGAAGTATGCCGTTCCGAACATGAAGAACTTCCTTCGGGCCATGAGAATCTTCCTCAAAGCGGTAAATCACATGGTCAAGTTCCCCACGAAGGACCGTCGAGATAAAGGAGAACCGGTGATCATGAACCTCTGAAACCGTCCGCTGTCGGACCACCGGCCCATCTGGCCAGACATGAATCCGAATACACGGGGACTCCGAAACCTTCAACTGGATGAACCCGTTCTCGTGGGTTGAGATCATCACTAGAAGAAAGACGGTTGGATCTCAGACCGCTTGAAGGGCCGAGGTTCCCACAACTTTTCGAGTTCCAGGAAAAACTGAATGTTCGCCAGATCCCGCTGCACATAATCATCGGCGAGCCCTTCCACCGTAAATCCCTTCTCCTCAATGTAGGTGCGAATGGCCGCCTGTTCCGGCTTTGAATGGGTCAGATAGTGCTGCCCCTCCATCTGTTGTTTGGGAGACTGGTTCGAAAAATAGACCTTGTGCGCCTTTCCGTTCAGGGGGACATAGATCATGCCGTAGCGCCCCGTCAGGACCCACGCCGTACTATCACACGAATACCAGGGATACCGAAAGAGCAGGTCCATCGCCGTCACCCCGAACCCGTGCGTTTTTCGGAGGGGCCATCCCTTATCATCCGTCAAGAGAGTAAAGACTTCATCCAACCATCGAAGCTTTTCGTCCGTCGAACGGTCATTCCCTGGGGAGACCCCAAAGTAGTCTGCCTCGTCCATGAGCTTCTTGAGCCACTTGATATCTTCTCCTTGATGGTAGATATGCATGGGGACCAGCCCCGAAGGAGCCAGGAGCTTCTTGAGGGCCCAGTAGTTCTCCCACCCCCGAGCCGCCGATTCATTGATCTCCTGCTGGGTCGGAATATGCCCCCAAGAACCCGGAATGACATCCAGATTGGCCACGATGGAGAAGGCATCCCGCCGGTCCAGGACGAACTGCGCATACTCCTTCAGGTCGATGGCCAGACCCCGGGTCCAGGCCGAGAAGGCCCCGGAGTCCAGAAACAGTTCACACCGCACCGTCGCAGTCTTCTCCATTACGCGCCTCCACATGGCGTCTGGGGCAATCTCCACATAGGAGAGAAGTTCCCGAACTTGATATGAGCGATTCGTCAGAAACTCCGCATATCGGTTCCACGCATGAGGAGGCACCGCGGCCGAGACGCCCGCCAAGAACATCTTTACCGGAAATGTTTGTGCGCCCATTCCTGAAGCGCATCCTCTCCGAATCGCTTTAGGGCTTCCGGGCGATACACCGTCTTGTAGAAACTCGGAGCCATCCGAATATGTTTCAGGATGCTATCCCGCTGCGTGACGTCGAAGTTCGAGGGAAGGGCAAAGACCCGAGACAAGAATCGGGCGGCGGGCGTCTGACGCCAATCCTCGGTCTTGAGCGCTAGAAAGGGGCCTTGCTGACGCTTCCACTCGAAGTAGGGACGAATTCGACTGGGAAAGTTCTCGATCTTCTCAGGACGCGCTTGATAATGCCGAGTGGGGCACCCAAAGAGTTTGGCTGGATGGAACCCAAACTGACTCGGGCTCCAGGCCAAGAGCCAGTCTCCCCCGAACCGGGGAGCCCACTGGACGGCCGGACGCCAACACACTCCATGCACGAACGCTCCCAAGGGGCCATCTTTCTCCAAGTTCCGAAAAACGAGCCCTCGATTCGTCCAGATCGTCCCCGCATAGGGCACGGGGCCTGGCATTCCCTTCTGGCCCCGACTCCCCATCCAGCTCGCACACATCACCAGGGCACAGGCCGGATGATGCTCCAGATACTCCACAGCCAGTCGATAAGAGCGAAACGAACCAGACTTGAACTCAAAGTCATCGTCCGTCATCAAAAAGTACGGAAACTGAGAGGAGAACCCCCGAAGACGAGTCTTCCAGTACACACGCAGATGATCTTCGTCCCAGGGTTGACGAATAATCTCGTGTGGAACTTCGGCCCACTCCAACGCTTGCTGCACTCGGACGACCTCCTGCGAAGAATATCCTTGAAGCACCAACCGTAAGAAGTACTCGTCCTTGGCGAACGCCTCTCCCAGGAAGGCACAGATGGACGGCAGCAACACCTCAATCACGAACGAAGCATTCTGAGGCATCGAGATGATGTTATGCTGTAGCAGCATTACCAGAGCTCCCCGTCTCGTCCTTGATCCACTCCCTTGGCTTCTCCGAAGATGTCTCCCTGACGCGGCACGGAGGGAACCTTCAAGAGCTCTTGCCACTCCACTACCGGCACCTCAGGATGAGACTCATGCCAGAACGGAGGGTCGCCTTGTTCCTGGGGGTAGTACGCACGCACGATGAGATCGGTCTGAGCGCGAGTGTGCATCCGCAAGCGCCCCTCTAGAGCCCAGCGCTGGTCCTTGTAGAGCGTTTCGACGGCCACATTATACTCCGGATACGAGGCGAACCACTTGTGGGCATGAAAGGGATTCTCCTGCCCGTTGATCTTGTCCATGTTGAGCAGGCGAATGATCCCGGCCAGCATTCCTCCCCCCAGCCCCTGGCCTCGAAGAGACTTTCGGATACCGAAGAGGGAGTGATAGCACACCCCTCGGGTCGGATAGCGCGAGAAGGAGGCCCCGACGGAAACGTTGTTCTTGTTGACCAGGACGATAGGCAACCGCGTCAGGGTCATCCATCCAAGGATGGCCGAGGTTGGCGTGGGTCCCCCAAGATTTGCCGAAGCCTCCTTGAAGACCTCATAGATACCTGGAGCATCTTGTTTCGAAGCCCACCGCAATCGAAACGACTCACGCATGAGAAACCCCCTCCACATCAGCACGAGTTACATAGCAGGACACGCAAAGTGTTAGCCGGCGAGGGCCGCTTCGTGGATAGGCAAGCGTTATGATAGGCCAGATTGTCTTGTGGCACACTGAGCAAGACGTCCATGTAAGCCATCGCCGACGTGTCAGGAAGTGCCAGACGTGCTTCAACGGATAGGGAATCACCAAGTCCAACAACTCGATGTTATCGGGACCTTCACTATTCTCCCGCACTATTTCTTCAAGTTTGTACTGAGGAGGAGGAATATATTGACCCCAAATCAGCACACCCCCACATTTGTGCCGCCATCCTCCGTGAATGGAAGTCATTTCTGCGTACAGCACTTCTATGCACTGACAAGGCCTGCTCATCGTATCTGCACAAGTTCGATGAGCACGCCATCCTCCGGCACGGCGAAGTTGACGAGGAGTCCCTGAATCCCCTGGGCCGGTTCAGGAAACAGAAGGGGAAATGGGATGGAACGAACATCAGGTACGGCAAAAGCCACATGGTGCAGAGCGGACTTCTGACCCTCCGTCAGGAACTTGGCCAATCGAGACTGGGGCATCGGGAGTACGAGTTCAACTTGTCGATGCGGATCAAGGAAAGCACACCAGCAGGAGAAAGCCTCGACGGTCTCGAACGGCACCGGCGTTGTGGCCCCAAAGCGTCGGGCCATCCGATCAGCAACCGAAAAGTCCGGTACGATGATGCCGACATGATGGAAAATCATACGATAGTGACTTGCATCCAGTCCGGAAAGGAAGAAAGCTTTTGACTTGCCCGCCAGAACCAGGTCTCCAATTCTGCTTCCTGGGCTCTCTCGTCGAGCGTATGAAGGCCGCAGGTGAACCCCAGAAACTGATAAAGATCCCGCATGGAGGTATTCTTCTCTGAAACCCGAAGATACCCTAGCACCCCCCGAGCCTCCCACTCCTCTACCGCATGACGACAGAGCCAGGCCACCAGGACCGAGCCAATCCCCCGCCCCATGGTCCGGCACGAGATCGCGAGATCTTCCAGGATCACGACTCCTCCGCCACTCGCCAGTTGTCCCCGGTCGACGAGGCCTACCCCAATGACCCCGTAATCCCCGAACCGATCCACCAGAGAGGCTCCGAAGAGATCCCGATTCAGGGGCAGAGTCTCATATCGCGTCTTGTTCGTCCTGAGTTCATTGGTCCGGTTCAGGAGATCCAGAGCGCGCCCCAAGTCCGGGATCGTCTCCCGAGACGAATAGATCGTGAGCTGGAGGTCCGTCGACCGTAAGAAGGTTTGATAATCCCCCGAATAGACTTTCTCAGCAGCCTGTCGGGCTTGCTGCTCCCGAAGCAGCCGCACCCGGTACCGATCTTCTTCCTTGGCCAAGGGGCCATAGTTCAGGAGTTCTAGGGGGGCCCACTCCTCCGGAACGATGTGCAGGAGGTCGACCTCCGGGAACAGACGCCCCACTTCTTCCAGGTTGAAGGGGTCATCGTCCAGAAAGATCGTTGGATCTCCTTCATGGTAGAATGTCTGGAACCCTTCCGACTTCGGCCCCCAGGACCCCCAGACCACATCAACATGCTCAGAGAGCCCCTGCTGGACCAGCATCCGCGTCAGATTCTCTTTATCGTTCCGGGAACAGATCACAACGCGATGCCCTCGCTTCTTGAGCTCCTTGAGGACTTCCGGCACCCCCGGCGTGACTTGGATGGCATCCCCATAGAGAATAATCCCCCGCCACAGGACGCCATCCGCATCAAAAACGACCGTCGCCATCTCAGCGCTCCTCCGGCTCAGGCCACTCCGCTCGGGCCTCCAGGGAAATCCCTCCTCGCGGCATCATGGTTCCTGTCACTTCGATCCACTTCGGACGAACCTCCCGCACGAGATCCCGACAGATTCGGGTGACTAGTTGCTCATAGAACATCCCGACCTGACGAAACGAAAATAAATATAGCTTAAGACTCTTGCTTTCGAGGACGCGCTGATCCGGTATATAGTGAATCCGAATCGTCCCGAAATCTGGCTGTCCTGTCTTGGGGCACAGGGAGGTAAACTCCGGACAGTCGAGCAACACTGTGTAATAGCTTTCGGGGGAGGGATTCGGAAAGGTCTCCAGCCGAGCCAGATCCGGATGGTTCGGATACACAGTGCGCGACGCCCCCAGGAGGGTTAGTTCATCCTCGCCCATTCGGTCCTCCCTTGTCAATCAGAGAGAAGAACTCCGCCCGGGCGGCCCCCTCCGTCAGGAAACACCCCCGCATGGCGGACGTGACAAAATCACTCTGTTGTTTCCCGACCCCTCGGGCTGAGACACAGAGATGTCGAGCCGAGAGAACCACGGCGACTCCCTTCGGCTGACATGCTTGCTCAATCGCATCGGCCACTTGTCCCGTCAAACGCTCCTGAAGTTGCAACCGGCGGGCATAGACTTCGACCAGTCGGGGAATCTTGGAGAGACCCAGAACCCGCCCATTCGGCACGTAGGCGACATTCGCCATCCCTACGAAGGGAAGCAGATGATGCTCACAGGTGGAAGTAAACTCGATGCCCCGGACCACGACCATCTGGTCACAGGGATCCTCGAACGAAGTCAGCGTGGGGTCCGCGTGATAGCCGGCAAAGAGCTCTCCCCAGGACCGGACGACCCGAGCAGGCGTCTCTCGAAGACCCGGACGAGCGGGATCCTCTCCAATCAATTCGATCATGCGCGTCACAATGTCCTCCCCCACGGAGGCTCGCTCGTATGGATATGCGATCCAGTCCTCAGTCTCCTCGACAAAATATGTCGGGGGGTCTCGACGCTGGGGGCGCACGTGAAGAACGGCGGTCATATATCCTGCTGAGTACCATTCTTGAAGCGTCCGCCCGGAATCACAGATATCATCCACAATGAGACATCCCGGCGTTGGGATATCAAGAATGGGCAAATGAAGCTTCTGACTCAGGATTAAGGCGACCACAGCCCCCCCGGTGGGAATCCCATAGACCCCCTCAAACCGCACCCTAGACAGGACCGCTCCCAATGTATGCACGAGAAGACGAAACTGCTCCCAGGTCACCCGTCGAACAGGACGCATTAGGCTATGCCAATCATCTTGTGCGTTTGAAGGGACAAATACCAGTCCGGATGTCGCATCAACGCTCCCAGACAAAGCGCCGTGGCCTTCTCAGAACAGGACACAGGCTGAAGGGAAATTCTTGGTCCCCCGCCAGGGAGCCCCATCTCTCGAACAAAATGCTCGATTTCCTGGACATCCTCTGCCCGTCCCACGATCCACTTCACTTCGTCCGCCTGGCGAAGATTCTGTCGATCCAGGGGGAGAAGCCCCCGTGGCTTAGGGCTGATCGTGACCCAGTCCCACAACCCCGTGATGGGATAGACGCCGGAGGTCTCCAGGGCCCGACGAATCCCCCGCACCCGAAGGGCGGCTGTCAGCGCGCCGAGGTCATGCCACGTAGGCTCTCCTCCCGTCACCAGGGCCCAGGACAACCCCACCTGGGCCGCCAGGGCTTCGGCCTTCCACCAGGACAGGGTCATGTCATCCACACTCCAGGTCTCAGGCGTATCGCAAAACGAACACCCGACCGGACAGCCCTGCAACCGAATAATGGTCATGGGCGTGCCGGCTTGACGGCCCTCTCCCTGCACGGTCGGATACACGCGATTGACCCAATACTCGGTGAAGCGATCTTTGTTCAAGGGCCAGGAGGTACCCTCTGGAGCCTTTGCCCCATATTGAAAGGGCGTCAACACTTCGGAAGCGCGGGGGATCATCGCCCAATGAGATCGTCTGGACTAGGAAAGTACTCACATCGAGAGGTACAGGTTTCTTCAATGATGACTCCCTTCAGGCCAGGAAGCTTATCCCGAAGGCGGAAATAGATCCAGACCGCCACCACTTCGGACGTGGGATTGGCATTCACGGTGTCATTCAGCAGATGATGATCCAGAGCCCCATCCACGATGGGCTCCATTGCGTCAGAAATCTCCCCGTAGTCCAGCAGCATGCCCTGCTTCGGCCCTTCATGCTTCAGATGATACCCCTCACACACAATGGTCGCCTGCCAGGAGTGCCCATGCATCCGACGACATTTCCCATCGTGATGAGGAAGAAAATGGGCCGCCTCGAAGCGGAACATCTTGGAAAGGCGAAACATCACTCTCCCCTGAAAAGTCGGCTCATGCGCATTTCCAACCGTTCTCACGAAACATGTTTCGATACAGTCTGCGCTGCTCCTTGGTCGCTTCCTTGTGGCAAGGCTTAGCACAAAGAGTTTCCCCATTCTTCACATCGTAGCGAAGCCTAGGAAACAGAGCCCAAGGCTTTATGTGATTTGCCTGAAGCTTTCCTCCCTGTCTTCCGCATCTCTGACAGATATAATTATCTCGTTCAAAAACACGATGGCGCCATTGACGATAACGTGGGCCACAACCTTGACCACGAGGTCGATGATACTGATGACGACGAAGAGCCTGCCATCGACGTCTACGTCCTAACGATCTCTTCTTACTCTCTTCGGCAGCGCGAGCAATACCATAGATCTGGGCGTAGGTCTTTCCTTTTCTGTGTCGAACTGATGACGTCAGAAATCCAGAAGAAGGACGCTTGCCCCGTTTTGCTCGTTTGTTGGATTCTGAAATCTTGCGTTTGATCTCAGCCGCTCTTGAACCAAAACGCTCTTCAAAAGATTTTCCCTTCTGAGCTTTCAACCAAGCTATGCGCTTAGGATGAGAAGGACGCCCAAGCATCCATTTTCCATAACCCCGCGCCTTCGCTCTGACGGATCGTCGTTGGCGCTCCTCTGGATCTCTTCCCACAAGAATAGAACGTTCAGATCTGCGTTTACGCTCCTCTGGGTCCGAACATATTATACGCTGAGCCTCTCCAATTCGTGCCCTATGCTCGGCAGACAACTTGCGGCCTGTCAAAGAAACAGACATTTTCCTAATAGTTTCAGGAGAGCGCCTCTTACCCTTCGGCCACGACATTTACTCAGGCCCCCGGAACAACTTTGGAATCTCTCCTCCAACATAAGCAGTTGGATCAGGAATCCCGGCCGCTTGAAACGCCCAAACTCTTTCCTGACAAGTTCCACATTGCCCGCAATGTACTTCCCCCCCTTCATAACACGACCACGTCTCTCCGAAGGGCACCCCGAGACCCGCCCCAAGCCGAACGATCTCGGCCTTGGTCATCGTGATAAAGGGACGCAAGATGATCACCGGATGCCAGTCGCAGAGACGGGCCGCCTCCGTCATCGCCGCCACGAAGGGCTCACGACAATCCGGATAGATGGCATGATCCCCCGCATGCGCGGCATAGGCGACGGACTCGAACTTCGAGGAGATAGCCCAGGCAATGGCGATAGAGAGCATCAACATATTGCGATTCGGGACGATCGTCTGCTTCATGCTCTCTTCTGTATAATGGCCATGGGGCACTGGAATTTCGGGAGAGGTCTGCGAGGATCCTTCCAGAAAGGGCTGAAGGTCCGAGAGGTTCGCCTCCCGCCATTCAACCCCAAAGAGTCTGCCAGCAATCCGTTTGGCGGCACTGAGTTCCTTCACATGACGCTGCCCATAGTGAACGGAGAGGGCTTTCACCTCATGCCCTTCCGCTCGCAGATAGTGAAGGAGGACCGTCGAGTCTAGTCCTCCCGATAACAGTGAAATGACTTGACTCATGTTTTTCTCTCTCCCCCTCTATTATCGGGGATGACTCTCGAACAGGAAAGAAAAGATTTTTGGACAAAACCTTCTCTCTCAAGAGACACTATAAGGAAGCAGGAGTTTACGCTGTTCGGCTGCAGCTTCCGCTGCTTCTTGCTCGCTAGAAAAATTACGCTCAAAAACAATTTTCCCATTAAGACGTACTTTTGCGCGCCATCTTCGGTCTTTACGATTCCAATGAACCCCGCGAAACTTTGATGTGCTTCGACGGTTAGCCGATTTGTTCTGAAGATTTTGCGCGTGAGTTACAGCCCGTATATTAGAGCGACGATTGTCTAGACCATTACCGTTAAGATGGTCAGCCTCAAGCCTACGTCCTTTTCCTGACAAGCCAAGAACCTTTCTGTGCATACTAAAATGGGGACGCAGTCCCTTCGTATGGACAGCATATCTCCAAACTTTTCCTTTGTACTTTACTTCTAACAACCTCCACGAGTACTGAGACAACAATTCATAATCAGAATCATCTACAAGCGCATAGGCACGAACTACGCCCCGCCTTCCCATCAGCGGAATCTTTCGCATAACCCCTCAAACATAGTAAAAGGGAGAGGAGCTTTCGCCCCTCTCCCTCAATTCCCCCGGGTGGCCCTGGCTAGCCCTCTCTCCCCCATCCGTTTCCATGCCCTTGTCGACGGCGAGTTGTCATCGGGTTCAACCAGCCCGGAGAGCCCTACGCCTTCTCGACGAACTTGCCGGCGAGGACCGTGCTCTTGCCGGACTCGAACTTGACGGCGTACCGAGACTTGTCCTTGCCGTACTGGTGCTTGATGACGCCCGTGTCGCCCTTCTTGATGGAGGTCGCCCGGGACCCGCCAAGGTACCGAATCTTGGTCCCGACGGCCAGGACGGGGCCCTTGGGCTTCTTCTCGGCCTTGGGGGGCTTCGGCGCCTTGACCTTCTTCTCCTTGGGGGCCTTGGGCTTCTTCTCGACCTTAGGGGCCTTGGGCTTCTTCTCCTTCTTCACCTTGCCTCCTTCGGGGGGAGTGGGGGGTTTGCCTCCTTCCGGGGCCACGGGGGCCTTGGATCCCAACGGCTCCGGGGGGGCCAGTTCGTCCGCCGATACTTTCGACATCGCTTGTTCCTCCTGTGATGAGAGATGGAAGGGGTCTTGTTTCCTATATCGGGAACGGGACGGACATCCGGTCTCGACGAGACGATGGACCCGACGTCGCAAATGTTTCCAGGCCTGTTGCACCTCCTTCTCTGACACCCCAATTCCGGCGGCCAGGGCTCGGGTCCGGGCTTGGGACCAATAGGGATGATGTTTCGCCCGCCACACCTGACGAAGGACCCGCAGCGTCTTGGCCCCCGGGGAGAGCACTTCCTGCAAGATATTTCGTTCGACCTCCGTCAGAGACCGCTCGATCTCCTGGAGCCCCAACCGCAGCAACAAGGTATCGACTTCTTCTCCTCCCCCCAAGACGTCCGCGAGACCAATCGACATGTCCTCCGGTCCCGGGGCATCCAACGAGAGGGTCTCCACCCGACGCCCCCGCCCCACCGTCCGGGCTCGATCGAACTGATCGAAGATCCGACAGCGCATCGCCGTCGTCCCAAGCCGACAGAGTTCTTCCTGCGGCAGCGTCCGACGATGGGACTTCCAGACCTCCCACAAGGCGGTCAACCCCTCTTGGAGCAAATCTTCGCGGGACAGGAAGGGATGCGTAGGGACCGCCCGACGACGGACAATCCGCTCGGCCCAGGGCCGCATCAGTCCGACATAGCCCTCAAAGGAAAGACGCGCTGAGGCTCCCATCTCAGCCCACCTGCCTCACGGGAGGATGCCACCCCTTCACGGGACGAGGGGTTTTCCGCCGAGTACGGCGGACGACCTTCGGCTCGGGCATCGGGCACCCCGGACTCGAACAAAGGGCGACCCAGTAGAGTCCTCCCTTCAGATAGCGCAGGTCCCAGTCCACCTGGGCCCGACACCCCGGACAAAGCCCCTTCTTCCTGGGCCTCATCCCTTCCCCCCTCCCCAGGAACTCCCCCCCAGGAAGAGTCCTTCCCCCTCAACAAGGGGGTGCCCTGGGTCTAGGCTCGATGTTCTCCCCTCTCCCCTCCCCCTGGAAAGGGGGTCCTCATAACCCATTGATTTCATTGGACTCCCCCTTCTCCCCCCAGGAGCCCAGGGGGGAATGCCTTATAACATATTGATTTCATTGGAGAAATACCCATTCTCCTCTCTGGCAGGAGAAGGGGAGATGATCCCCTCCCCCTAGTCCTCCTCCCTGGAGATCTTCCGAGTGCCCTTCTCCTGAAGCATCCCGTCAAGAGCGCCCTTGAGTTTCTCGAACCCTTGGGCCACGATCTTGCGCACCTTGTCATCCTCCCGAAGGTCATCCGGGGAGATCCCGACCAGGAGCTTCTTGGCCTTCTCGACGAGGGCCCCGAGCTGGGCATCCCCCGTGATGTTCCGCGCCTGGAAGGTGTCCAGGAACTCCTGGACCTTCTGAATAGAGGTATCCTTGAACTTCTTGGGCTTTCCCCCATCCCCTCCCGTCAGCCGCTCGACCATGTGCTCAACGAGAGAGCCCATGGCCTCCCGCAGGGCCTGCTGGATCTCCCGGGCCGACTCGGCCATGCTCTCTTCGAGCTTCTTGCTCTCCCGCTGGAAGAGGGCAGAGGAGACGGACTTCAACGAGGTGGGAGTCTGAAAGGTGATATAGGAGACCTTCATCTCGAAGGCCTCGGAGAGGCGGGACCCGGACGGATACTCTTCCTCATCGAAGAGTTTCCCCAGGCGCTTCTTGGCCTCCTCGATCCGCTCCGGGTAGACAGCCAGAAACTTCTTGATCCGGTTGGTCAGTTCGGTCCGGTAGGTCTGGAGCTTCTTGTCCACCTCATCGACCAGGGCCAGAGGAATGAGATAGATTCCGTTCCGGAACAGGGACGAGGGCAGGTGCCGCGACCAGAGATAGCGTCGGATCTCTCCGTGCAGGTGCCCGACCGCCTTCAGTTCCTCCGCATCCAGGATGTCCTTCGACACGTGAATCAAATCCGGATCGGCCTCGACCTCAACGGAGGAGGTGGCAATCGTGCGACGGGTTCGAAGCTTCGACAGCCGCAGGTCCACACAGACCGCGTTCTCGAAGATCGTTTTGGCGGACGACGTTAACATTGGGGGTTCCTCTCTCTCCCTAGAGGACGGGAGGATTCTAGGGGACTTGGGAAAAGAAAATCAACCTCATTGCCCCAGGATGATTCGGGTCCACCCTGCAAGCCCGCGTTCCGGATCTTCTGCGGGATTCAGCCTCCGTCTTCGCCTTTCTTTCTTGGGCTTGGGCCGAAGGAGTCGTTGAAGAATCTGAACCCCCTTGTCCCAGTCAGAAGCCTGCTGCGATGCGCTGCCGTCACGTACGAGTAGACGATAAGCCTGTAGTAGCGCCATGCGCTCACGGTGGGTCACACTTTGAACCGCACCGGCTTCATGGTCTTTTTCAACGCTCCTCCCGAACGCTCCACTGCTTGCCGAAACTTCCAATAGAGCCCCCGGCCCTTTGGAGGACAATACTCACGCTCCATGCGACCATAGCCCTGCGACCCCGGCGTACTCTTGATCCGCGCCTTCGGGCAATCCGTTCGTGCCACGGAGGCTTCCCAAGAAGCATTTTGCGTGGGTCGAGAACGATGCATCCAGACCGCCCCAGGGAGCGGATGAATGTTCGGCTTCTTCCACTTGAAGACGGGTATCATTTCGTCTGTCTCCCCGACCGATCACAGGCCAGACAGCGAGTCTGCCCGTTCCGGTTGATAAAAAAGTAATGGAGACTCGCACACCCCTTACAGACGAGAGGCTCGGCCACGATGACCAGCCCCTCTCCTTCAGGGCCTACCCTAACTAGCACCAGAAGCTCAGGCATGCTCGTGGGCTTGCCCCTGCACATGCTGATGCTGGTGGGCATCTTTCCGACGCTCCCGAGTCACCGCGCCTCCCAGGAACTGAGTCAGGAGGGCCAGGAACTCCTCCGCCGCCCGATGATTGGAGGCCGAGATGCCGTCCGCCGTAGACTTAATCGTCCCATCGTCCAGGATTTGCAATCGCAGAGTGTCTTGGCTCATGTCCTCTCCTTTTATCGCACTGCCGCGAAGAGCTTGTGTGAGCCTTCCTTTAGCGGTTTATCCGGGGGACCTTTGACATAGGCCTCGATGAACTTGGGCTTGTGGATCCCCTCCGAGGGATAGAACTGGTTCCGCCAGTGCCCTCGGACCTCCCACTGCCAGTGCCACTCGACATCTTTGGAAGCCTCATGCTTGCGGGCTGCTTCTAGCCGTCGGAGAGTGATGACCCGGATGAAGGAAGGAGCCATCTGCCCTTGGCGTTCGGCCCGTCGCCGGGTATGACGGTCCGTCACGTGTTGCACGGTCAGGGAGAGCCGCTGAGCCATGAGATACAACGCAGTGTAGATCCAGCGGATCTCATGCCATGGATGCAAGACCACATCTTCAGGACGCCGGACGTAATTGGAACCATCCCCGGCCCGGAGGTTCGCCGCCTCGAATGATGCCACCCGATCCCCAAGGATCACGCCATCGCGCACCAGGAAGTACGACCAGAGAAAGAACATGTGGGGACGGGAAGGAAGAGCCTGGAAACAGCAGAACTGAATCGTGCCGGGTGGGGCGACTTTCATGACCTCCGACCCATGCGTCCGGGCATTGTCAGGAACCAGCAGCCCCTCCACCGGGCGCCATCCCACCGCCTGCACCCGACTGGCCTGCTCCAAAAACTCCAAGGTCTCTGTTCCTGCGTGGACTTGCTTATGGGCCGACTCGATCAGGGGCACCTGGAACGGGGCATCCAGGTAGAGCCATCCCCTGGGGGCTTGGAGCCATTGGGCATCGAACCGTAACGAGTCAGGCACGGACACGCGCGCATGATCCACGAGGCGGGCGAAGTGGGGATTCATGTAGAAGGTGTCGGCCTGCTCCAGGATTGCGACATACTGCGGCAGAGCCCGCTCCATTCCTGGAGCCAAGTCCGCCGGGAACTTGGCTTGCTTGGCCCACCGGAGCCAGGCCAGACGTGTCTCGACGGCTCTAATATAGTCGCTGTGCAACATCTACTCTTCCTCCCCGATGAGCCGGCGAAAGCGTTGGCCCCGATGCTCCACGATGACGGACGCCGGCTGGGAGGCTGGGACAACCCGAAGCGCAGGGGTCGGAGTCGTAAAGAGGTTCGCGACCCGATCGGCTGACGAGAGACTATTCGCCCCCATCAGGCTGGCCACGTCTGCCGTGTGCCAGCACTTCTTGTGAATCGCCCACCCGGTGCAGTTGCAGGAGACGAAGCCATCCCCCCACTGCGTCGTCCGATACTCCTTCCCTTTCTCCGAGACGCTCTGGTAGGTAAAGAAGCGCTGCGGCTTGATGATCTGTCCATCGACGCGCATAGATCCCGTCTTGAGAAAGCTCCGACTCATAATCTCGCCACCTCCTCCTGACACCATTTCGCCCGCTCGTAGAGTCGTTCGATCTCCCGCCGGAGGGTGTCGGCTCGGGGCCAGAACTTCCGGACGAGCCCAATCGAGGGTCCCGCCTTTCGCTTGATCTCTTCCAGCATCCCTGTCAGCTTGTGGACGACCTCTTGCTCGGTCATGGCTTCTTTACGACGCGCCCACCGCAAAGGGGGCACTTTCGAACCGGAGACTGGGCATAGGCTGTCCACTCATCACCGCAGGAGAGACAACGAGTCTCAATCACTTTTTTGGGAGCCATGGTTAGAAGGCCTGCTTGGTCAGGGTGAAGGCATTCAGGTCTCCGGCCTTCTGCTGGAGTTTGAATCCCGTCTTCCGGGCGGCCTCCCGGATCGCCTCCCGCGAGTAGGCCTGCTTCAGGCGATCGGAGAGCGCCCCGAGCTGGGAGGCCGGCATCTTGGACTCAAGCCGCCCTTGAGTAAGAGTGACCGCAGATCCGTGAGCCCAAAAGACCAGGGCTTGCCCTTTCCGGACGACGTGGACATCCTTGATCTCCTGCTTGATAGCTCGTTCGAGAAGATCGAGCCGAGCGACTTCGAACGTGAGTGAGTTTCGCACCACCGTGTTGCAGGGCATCTCAGCCTCCATGGTGAAAACTGACGGACTCGATCTTCACCGAGACCTCTTCTTCCCGATGCCGGTCCTGGAGATCCGTCAGCATCTCCGCAATCCGAAACTTGGCCTGGTCCGCGCCTCCCTGATAATACGGCTCGGCCTGGAGCGTGAACGTCACCATCACCTCGTATTCCATTTTCACTCCTTCTTTATCGGCCCCGGCGGGCCCTGACGCATTTCCCGGAACAGGGCATGCAGACATCGCGCATGACTTCCTATTTGTTCCCGGGTCGCCCGAACTCCTGGGTTCAAGGCAAAGAACGCATCGAGCGTACGCTCCCGAAGTTTGTCCCACTCCTGGGCCTCGATCAGCGCATGACAAGGATCACAGGCGGCCCAGTTCCCGATGGACCCCATCACGAAGCCCGCGATCGGAGGCATATCAAAACTTCGCGTTGGATACCACCAGCGAATCGGCGTGCTCGAACAGAAGTCGCAAATCAGTAGACTCATCGTCGGAGTTTCTTTTTCGGAATGATGCGCGGACGTGGCACGTTGCTCCTCCTCTCGGCTCCATTTGTGAATGGCGAGCATCCAGGCATGATCCGGCCCTCGCATGTCAGACCTCTTTCAAGGCCCGAAGCGGCGCGCGGGCTTCGGCAATGAGCCAATCGTCATCCGTATAGACCCCTTGCCGCCGGTTCTGCTCGACGGTATCCGCGATTTTCTTGAGCACGTCGGCGGCATGGAGCGGACACAGCATAACGATGGGCGTCGCTCCATCCGGCCAGTGATGCGCAGGGCTCGGACAGTGAGACCGATCCACCTCACAGGTACAGATCATCCGCGTTTTCATTCTTCCTCCTTCTGGACCTTCCGCCGACGAGCTTCCTTCTCGTACGCCCCACTCAGGGGCTGAATCCCTCCCGACGAGAGGGCAGACTCCGTCAGGGTCTGCCCCATCTGATAGACCCCCGGCTTCGAGGCCGACAAGAACCGCCCAGCGGCCAGGCGCCGCAGGGCATCAATCGCCTCCGGATTACTCTTCGCCACGGGAACGATGTAGGCGGCGGCCTGCTGGAGGGAAATCTTCAGGCGCCAGGCGATGTCACAGACGTTGCGGATATCCGCCCCCGTCCAGTTCGTATCATCCGGACGTGGGTCCTTCTCCGAGAGTTCGTAGCGCTTCAGGAGGATCTTCCAGATGGGTCCCCGCTCCTCCTTCTCCGGCAGATCGAAGAACCAGATCCCGAGACGAAACCGCCGGCGCAGTTCCGGGGGGAGGGACTCCAGCCGATTGCAGGTCGCGACAAAGAGGGCGCCTCCCCGACCCGCCACCGCCTTGATCGCCTTCATGTTCTGACGAATCGCGGCCTCCGACTGCCCCACCAGAGACCCCTTCATGGCCCCAAGATCCATGGTCGTTGTCATGATCCGGGGCTCGGCAGAATTCCCCAGGGCCTTGGCGATAAGCGTCTTGCCCGACCCGGCCGGCCCCACGCTGAGGAATCCCGTCCAGTCGTTGTCCTCCATTTCCCGCAGGATGACCCCCAGGAAGTCCTGGGAGACGCCCGAGGTATCTCCACCCGAGCCGGCGCCCGCCCCTCCGAGCATCTTCTCCACTTCATCCAGGACGACGAGAATGCGGGGCCGTGCTCGCCCGGTCAGAATCTTCAGCCCGAACTTCTGGATCGTCTCCAGTCCGCCGATGTCCTCCACGGTCTCCGTCCCCCGGGCCACGACCAGCCCAGGATTCTGCTCCAGGGCCGACCGCTTCCGAGCCCACAGCGCTTCCAGATCCAGGGTTTTCGCATCGAGGTCGATGGACATGGCCGTCACCTGCTCCGCCGTAAAGGCGGGAAGACCTCGGATGGCATCCACCGCCAGGGACAGGCGCTCCGGATCGAGCGCGGGCAAATCCGCCGCGAGCATCTGCTCCTGGACGATCGCCGTCAGGGCTCCGTTCTCTGGCAAGGCTTCGTCGAGGACGATGACATCCTGAGCCAACTCCGGCGGCAGCTTCATCTGCGGCCCCAGGAGGATGCACGTCCGACGATCGCCTTTGTAGAGATCCCGAAGGTTCCAGACGGCTTGGGCAACGGCCGCCGACCCTTGCACCTGAGGATCGAGATACCGTTGGGCGTTCAGGACGAAGAGAAGCGACCCCCGCTGCGTCCCCTGGATCTCTCCTGGCAGGCGGGTAGCCAGGGCGAGACAGTCGGACGGGGTTTGCGTCCCATTCCGAAGCTCACCTGGATCCGCGATGATCGACGAGAGGACTTCCGCCCCGGGTTTGTTGACGGGGAGAAGCCCGTTCACGATATCCCACCGAAAGAGGGGAATGGGTGTCTTGCCCCCTTCGAGTCCCTCCTGGAGCGTCTGAATCGTGGCCCCAGGGTCAGGGGTCAGGATGGCCAGCAGGGGGGTCGAGACCCGCCGCGCGGCCTTGACTTGGTCAAGCAGACTCGCCATCTTTCCTCTCCTTCTCCGTCAGTTTATATCCCATCTTCTCTTGTTTCTTGAGTAGAAACGTGACACCGATCGAATAGATCTCCACACCTTCCGCTCCCCGCTGCTCCGCGAGGGCTTTCCCGAACTTCACCAGCCCCTCCCGCAACCCGAACTCCTCAATATGTTCTGGCGTGAGTTCCGCATCCTGCACCGGGAAAGTAAACCGATACGACTCGAACGGGACCTCGGGAAGGCTCGTTCCGTCCACCAAGACCACCAAGGGTCTCATTCTCCCCTTCTCCTTTCATTGCTGACGGCGCATCCAGAAGTCCCATACAATCGGGAATCCGGGATACCCATACGTTCCGGCATAGCAGCGAATCGCCTCCTTGACTTGCTCCTGGGAGGGCTTCCGCGCCTGAATCCAGGAGAAGAAGGGCACCGCCCAGTCATGCCAGATAGACCCCGTCCGAACGGCCATCTCTTCCAAGGATGGTACTGTTTTCCGAAACTCAGGAGAGGAGGCCATCATCATCTGGTACCGCGAGTGCAGGGAAAGGGCGAGTTGCCCTCGCATGACGTTCTCGTTCCAGCAGATGGGGGAATGTCGTACGATCTTATGAGACTGCTCCAGGAGGGGACAGACGATCTCGAAGAAGGTCCCTTCCCCATCCGAGGCCCAAATATCGTAGAAGGCCCAATCGAAGTGCTCTCCCCGCTCCCGCGCCCCGGCGAGGTACCGAAAGAGGTCCTGCTGGATGACCTTGATCTTGGCCCGTGCCGGAGAAGTCCGCAACAGAAAGGGCTCCACGAGGGCACAGACTTCCGGACTGATTTCCACGACGACGACCTCCCGGACCTGCTTCCGCAAGGCGAGTACGGTCGTCGCATATCCCACCCCCAACCCCCCGACAAGCACCCGACCCCGGCGAATCGGAGTCAAGGTCCGATCATGCTGAGCCTGCTCGATAGGCCAATCCGACATCCACACCCCCCCATCCTCCAGGAGTTTATGCCATCGAGTCGGCTCAGAGAACGTGACACTCCCCTGCTGATCTCCCCCCATCATCATCGTCCGAACGTTCGCCAGATTGAACGTCGTCCCGGCCGGGCGGCGATCGTGCACAATCTGATACCCATTCACCTGACCCTCGGGAATATCCAGGACGCCATGATAGACGTGGGACTTGCCCACTCTCACTTTTTCTTTCCTCCTTTTTTCTTCTTCACTTCCGAAGCTCGGCCAGGAGATAGGTCAGGGCTCTCTGGATGGCTGGGGTCGGGATCTCCTTGACTCCGATGACCGCCAGGAGCAATGCTTCGGCCTTGCTCCGTCCGAGATTTTGCACGAGGACGCTGACGACCTGCCGCACCCACTGCTTCGATGCCATCTCCCTTTTCCTCCTTGTTCTCCACGAGGGCCACATACAGCGCTCCCAGGACCGTCGTTTTCTGCGGGAACCGAATCGCATATCGCAGGGTGGTCGTCCCATGCGCCTTGACAATGACGCCGGTCTCTCCTTCCGGAAGCCACAGGGCCTTGGATCCTCCGAGATAGTGGACTTTGGTCCCCGGTGGGAAAGCCTCCGCTGTCCGAGGCACGGAAGGACGCACCCGAAGTCGCGTGCGCAAGCCCCGCATCCGCTCCGCTCGATCTTGGCGTGTTACGCCAGCCTGGGCAATCTGAACCAAGATTGACCGCACGGAGTGCGAGTTCTTCTCGGTCCAGCCCGACCGATGCGCAAAGCTCAGAGTGGCACACTCATTCGAGCAGTGGAACATCGTCTCGGAGATAGGCCGGAACTTCGCGGTGCAGGGCTCCAGCCCATACAGGGCAGGACGCTTGCAGATTCGCCATCCATTATCCTCTTCTCGTCGGATGGGGGGCTCAGGCTCAGAAGCCAAAGCCTTTGGCGGGACTTCTTCCTGCACCAACGGAGGCGAGGAAGTCAGAAACTCCCTGCGCTTCCTCCCTCGTTTACGACGAATCTTTTTTGCCATCCTTCCTTCCCTCCCTTCTTTTATCGAGAGACGAGTAGAGACTAGACGACATCCTCCCACTTCTTGGCCAGGAGAAACGTCGTCAGGGGCACGGGGGCCAAGACTCCATAATCCCGCGGCCCGAACGGGGGATTCTTCTGCGGATGTCGATACGTCAACCAGGAATCCGAGTCCCCCACGCACTGCTCCGTTGAAAATGCGACCAACGAGAGCGAGAGTCCGAACGACCGCCACCGCTCCATGGTGGGCTTCCCCTTCGTCCCCTGGCCCTGGAAGATGGGAAAGGCCACGATGGACCCGAACTGAAACGCCAGGTCATACCGCAGCATATCCTGGACCCCCTTCTCCTGAAACTCTGAGTAAGGGGCCAGGAGATAGAACGAGATCTTCTTGATCTTCATCGCCACTCCTTTCCTATTCGCTTCGTCGGACGCTCTCGGGAGATCAATTGATGCGCCCCATCAAAGTTCCAAGGCATCCGAACAAGTTTGGAGTGTTGGCCCCGGTTGACGGGCCGAAGAAGGCGGACCTCACACCACTTGGGCCCTCGCCAGACCATCCGTCCATAACGCCACCAGCCATAGCAGAGCACCCAGATCTCTTCATGCAGGCGAGGCCGAGGAGTGAGAGCAGGCATCCTACTTCCTCCCCGGTCGGCGCAGCGCCCGCCCCGCGGCCACAGGGCCATAGAGCTCTGCCAGCAACGGAGACTTCCCGACATAGACCTCCTGCTCCGGAAGTCTCGCCCAATCTGACGGAGGAGACTCGATCTTCTTCAG